AAGCCCCCCATCAAGGATGTGGGTGAGACTCACTGGCTCATCAAGCACTACGAAAACCTTAGAAAGCTCAGAAAGCAAGAAAAGAAGAATTACATCAACCTCGGGCCCGGCGGTTAGCAATATCGCTTGGCTTACCTCAAAGCAGAAGAAATGGAAAGACATTCATGAGTAATTGGAAAGCACCTATCCTACGAGTAGGAGATCCGGTTAAGTTTCACGCTGATCCGCACAATGACAACGCAAAGCCCTACGTTGGATGGTGCCTTAGTGAGGCTACCCACAATGACGCAACGACTCTTCTGGTATTTACTCCAGAGGTAGGGTTTATAGAGAAAGTAGCTATCAGACACCGTGAGAACCCTGTTTTACGGGACAAGCCAAGCTTAGCGGCTATGGGTGGTTGGTCCGAGGCTGATATCACACTTGATATGAAGAAAATCAAGCAGGCTAAATTCGCTGCAATGACAACGCACGAAAAAGCCAGTAAAGAGACAAAAACATCCCATAAGGGGAAATAATCAATGTCAATAGATGCACAAACAGGAATCCCACTTTCCAAGAAAGAGATTCCAAAAGGAGCTGGTACTCCTGATGAAGTTCTCAAGTATTTGTCTACAAACTGGTTAGATAAAATCAGCAAGGCTTACAAGCACAAGAAGCGGTTTAACGATGATGCTTTTGAAGCAAGGAACTTCTTCGATGGGGAGTCAGGTTGGTTCTGGAAGGACTCGTATGCATCTGGAGAAGGTGGATATAACCGGCAGATGAACAAGCCCGGTTTTCGAATGCAGATCAACAAGGTATTCGAAGCTGTCAAGCTATTTGGTGCTGTGATATATCATCGCAATCCTGTTCGTCAGGTAACTCCAAATCCACTGCCGATTGTTCCCCCTGAAGCTCTCGGGATTAATATGGCTGATCCCAACATGGCCATGCAATACGAGCAGATGGTCAATGTAGTTTCCATGCAGGCTGGCGTGCGGGAAATTGTTGCTGATCTTATGAGTCGCGTTCTCAACTACACTCCTCGTGAGCTGGATCTAAAGACGCACGCTAGAAGAATGGTTGATGAGGGAATCATCACTGGGTGTGGTGTTATGTGGACCGAGATGGTGACAATGCCTAACGGCAGAAATTTCATTGGTTCATTTGCTGATTCAGTTGACAACCTATTGCTCGATCCGGATGCCACAGAAGTGGAAGACATATTGTGGTGTGCGAAAAGATGCGTCCACCCTGTACATGTCGTGGCTGAACAGTACAACCTTCCCGAAGGTGCATTGAAAGGTAATGTAGATAAGCAAGGGTCTCAGAATGCACGATCACAAGAGCAAGTTACATTTGGTAATGACGGTACGGGAAGCCGCACTGCGGGGCCAACTGGTAAGACAAATGATCTTTGCGTTTACTGGAAGATCTGGAGTAAAACTGGCCTTGGGGATCGGCTTAAAGACGCACCGAATGACATTAAAGGAGTATTCGATGGGATCGGCGAGAACGCCTATATTGTTGTTGCCGAGGGGGTTGACTACCCACTGAATATCCATGCTGCCATGCTTGGTGAAGAAGTAAACGAACAGGGTGTTCCCGATTCATTATTTACGGCTGTACAGTGGCCCATACCATTCTGGGCAGATGGCTCTAATGGTTGGCCATTTACCACATACACTCCTCATCGTAAGCCCGGATACGTCTGGCCGATTAGTCACATAAAGCCAGCAGTGCCAGAACTACGGTTCTTATGCTGGGCATATTCATTCTTAGCACAGAGAGTAGCTACATCGTGTGAGACTCTCTTAGGTGTAAGTAAGGCAGCCGATCAAGACATCAAGGACCAAATACTTTCTCAAAGTGAAGCAGGGTTCAAGATTGTCGAAGTCAGCGAAATGTTGGGTCGCAGTGTAAATGATATAATCAGCGTCTTCCAGTTACCTGATGTTACTGGAGAAATTTGGCAAGTAATTGACGCTGTGACTCAACTCGCTGATAAACGCTTAGGGATGACTGAGCTTGTCTATGGAATGACGGACAAGCAGATTCGTTCAGCTACAGAAGCTTCAGTGAAGACTGATCAAATCAGCATACGCCCTGACGATATGGCGGAATGTCTAGAAAACTCTATGACTCTTCTATCTCGTAAGGAAGCTATTGCTACACGTTGGCTTCTTACTCCCGAAGACTTAGAGCCAATCATAGGTCCTCTTGGTGCAGCAGCTTGGGAGCAGCACGTAATGACTCTCGACCCATATCAAGTGGCACGAGAATATGATTACGAAGTAGAAGCGGGTTCAGCTCGTAAAAAGAATAAGTCTGCTCGCATTGAGCAAATGAATAACGCAATGCAAATATTAGGCCCTGTCCTACAGGGCTTGATTGGTGCTGGCGTTGTCGAACCGTTCAATGCATTGATTGAGGACTGGGCTGAAAGCATGGACATAGATGCGAGTAGGTACATGATACCGCCACCTCCTCAGCCTGATCCGATGCAGCAGATGATGGAACAAGGAGGCCCACCACCAGAGGGAATGCCTCCAGAGCAGATGCCACCAGAGGGTATGCCACCCGAAGGTATGCCTCCTGAGGGAATGCCCCCAGAAGGACTTCTTCCTCCCGAAGGTGGGCAACCATTGCCGCCCCCGCAGATACCGCCCGAGTTAATGGGATAATACACATTTTTCCCCTAAATGAGACATAAACACCATGATGGAACTACCTATAGAAATCGCTGAAGCTCCTGCATACGTGCAGGCACACTATATTTCCATGATCGAGGATGGTCAGGGAGAGAAGTTCGCAGAAATGTGTGCTCTTTCTCAACCTCCCGGAACTGGACAAACGGATAGGGCATTTCTTGAGGGCCGTAACAACATGGAGTGGTTGAACAAAATACCTAAACGTCAAGCAGATCGAATGGTGGCTGCTGCGAAAGCAGCGGGTGTGAACCCATCAGGCAAGTATTACTTTGGTGGCATAGCTGACAAACGTGGAATCTATGACCCGAAAGCATGGGTATCAGATACAAGTGATGTCAAAAAGGTAGCTGAAGAACGAGGAATGGATGTAGATGGAGCGATAAAGCACAAGTCAAAGAATCGTCCTGTAGCCACGCAGAAGGTAGCGTTGGCACAGGATATTGTTGACCGTGAAACAAAGTACGAGCAATCCAAGGACCCCAACATCAGCAAGAAGGAAGCTCAAGCCCGAGCTATAAAGAACAGCACTCCTTATTGGCATGACTCGAAGAAGAAAAAGAAATGACATACAGAGTACAAACAAAGAAGTCGGAAGTGCCGGGCTTACGTCCGCACCCTAGTGAATTGCTTCCGGGCGAGTTAGCTGTGAACTATAGCGATATGGTTCTGTATGCTATTGATACGAGTGGTGTGGTTCAGCAAATATCTGGTTCAGGAGGCGGTGGTGATTGCACCAACTGCCCGGACTACTACGGGCCGCAAACGACCAAGCCTACTGTTGGAATGAAACAGGGTGATATCTGGTTTGTGTCTGATGAACAGAAGCGAGCTCTTCAGTCTCGTACAAAACAAAAGACAAGTCTTACAAAACACAAGAAAAGTCTAAGGAGCAGATAATGCCAACTACAGATGTTTCAGTTTTCGATGGGTCTGAATGGGTCAGCCTCAAGGGTACGGACGGAACTCCCGGTGATGCCGGTAAGAGTTTTGAAATCGCAAACCAAAATGCAACGACAGTCGAACCTTCAGGGGGAACATTCGGTACGGCTACCTTATCGCTGACGCCAAATGCGGGTGCATCGACAGACGAATGGAATGCTTATGACATCACAATGGGCATTCCTGCTGGTCTGAAGGGCGATCAGGGCGAACCCGGCGTTGGAGTCAATATTCTTGGAGACAAGCCTACAGAAGCCGACCTTCCAGCTTCAGGTAGTCCCGGAGATGGTTGGTTGGTTGATGGAGACCTCTGGGTCTGGGATGCCACAACGAGTGCGTGGATAAATGCTGGCAGCATTCAAGGCCCGGCTGGACCAAGTGGAGACCTGAAGCTACTTAGTACTGTTGCGTTGAGCGAAAAGCTTTGCGGTGACTTCACGGCAACAGCATCACTTGCAGAGCAGCCCGGCAGCTCCGCAAGCGACAGAACATATCAACTCAGCCTAGCACTTCCCCGTCCTGTTAAGGTGACGGTGGGCTCAGTCGAGCCGACAGCGGATATTTGTGCAGGCGACTTCTTTATTGAGACTTCGTAAGGGACATAATGTCGAATCTAAAAGTATACGACGGAACAAGTTGGATAGCTGCGGCAAGTCTTCCGATCTCGTCCGATGATGGGAAGGTTACTCTTGGCGTTAGAAGCGGCAACATATTCACTGTCTCAATAGATTCCTTTAATATTATAGAGGCAGATGGCGGAACAGGTGTCGCTGGTGGGACGGGAGTCGGAATAAATACGGCTGCTACCGACAAGGCCGGTTTGACTGTTAAGACAAATGTTGACAATCCAACCTACGGAACTCAGGGCGTCAATGTTCAGGCTTCTACCAATGAAAAAATAAGGGAATCCAGCTACTTCGACTCATTTCTTTCTGATCCAATAATTGTGTCAGGCACGCAATGTCCTGTGGTCCATTTTCGAGCCTATGACAATCCACTTAAGACGGAAAAAACAACTCACGACCATGTAGGCTTCGGAGCAGGCAGCCTTACTTCAAGCACCACGAGGAATATCGGCTTCTGGAGTATGGTTGCTCAAGACGAAACAAAACAAAACTTCGCATTCTATGCCAGCTCGACGGCTCCAAGTTTCTTTAATGGTGATATTCAATGCAAGGTGCTGCGAAGCCAGATAGACACTTCACCCGCCAGCATGTCGTTCGTTGGGGACGATGTTTCATTTTCAGGCAAAACAGTAATCTTTGATGTGGGTCCAACACCCGGACTAAATTTCGACATAAGTCAAAACCTCGGCGGGGAGGTCGGCGGCTCCGGCGTTTTGCTTTTAACGAGACAGTACGACCTCTCCTTTGCAAGTGACTCAATCCGATTCAATTCCGACTATAACTCCGGAGGAAAACTTGTTCATTGGGTTATGCAGAATGACGGCGGTCTCGTTGGATCGCCTTCCTCATCTGTGTCCGAAGGCGGATATGTTCAAGTGCTTCGCATTAAAGGAATGAACACCACTGATGCGGAAATAAAACTAGACAGCGAAGCAAAGATCGCTAAGGCTGACGGTACGGTGTTTACTCCGTCTGTAGATTCAAGTATCGCCACCAAGAAATATGTCGATGACAGTTCAAGCTCAAGCATAGTGGCAGGTACTCCTGCTTCGGCTGATGCAGCGGGTAGTGCTGGCGACATGCAGTTTGACGAGAGCTTCTTATGGCTAAAAACTACAACCGAATGGAAGAAAGTTCCGCTTTTGGCATTTGGGGCAACTGCTACAGGCGTAACATTGCAGCTTACTGCAGCCCAGTATGCCGCCATACCAGTTAAAGACCCAAATACCCTATATGTGATTGTGGGGTAAGGCATGGACAATGTGTGTGGATATGAAGCCGCATTGGCTCGCTTGCCGGATGCTGCCTTCTTTCAGGCTCAACGAAAGAAATACTTTCGAGAGAGGAAGATGCGTACGGTTGGACCTAACGAAGTGTTGAACATCGGGTTAGTCATTAACCTTACAGGTCGAGCCGCAGACGCAGCTCTTCCGGCCTATACTGACGACAGCATAAACAATTTTGTTCGGTCTCTAAATTCGTACTATGGTGTCACCAACCCAAACGTAATCAATCACACTCCTGTCTCTTTTCGACCAACAGCTCAGGCTGAGGACTTTGGCGTAAACTTTTACATCGAAAGAATTCAAAGGCGATTCATCCTTCGAGATAATGAATGTCACGCCATATTCTTTGCAGCAGATTATTCTCTGCCTAGAGAACAGTGGACGCCCGGCCTGTTGTGTGCAAGTCAAATGCACGGCCTTAATTCAATGACCGACACTGATTCTCCTCTCCAGATGGATGCCGGTGGAATC